GTACAAGACCTTCCCCGGCTGCAAGCACGACGACGGCATCGACTGCCTGGCGAACCTCAACCATCCCCAGGTGATCGCCGCGACCTCGTTCCCGCTCGGCGAGAGCGCCGACAGGGGCGAGTCCGCGCGTGCCGTGGCGAATACGGAATGGAGTCCGTTCAAACGATGACGACCTTGTCAAGGGGATATTGAAAAAATCTTTGTCGTGCGCTGGATTGAATTATGTCCGGCGCGACACCCAGCGCACGCGCCTACGCGCGGGAGCGTGCGAGGTCGCCCCCATACTATGAGCAGATCGGCGAGGTGCGCCGACACGGTTTCAATCAACTCTTCAATGGAGGCATCAGCATGGGTGGAGGCGGCGGAGCAAGCACGATGTCCGTTGAGTAGCAGCGGTACTGGAACACATCGAACTCCAGTTTGACGAAGCATGGCCTGGACTACCAGGCGCAGGGCCTCGAATACCAGGCGCAGGTCCTCAAGTACCAGAAGGAGGGCATCGACATCTCGAAGTCGCAGCTCGCGCTCTCGACCCTCTCGAACCAGATGCAGGCGGAGTCCCTTTCGGTCAGCAAGGAGGCGAACGAACTCCAGAAGCAGTCGCTGGAGGTGGCGAAGGAGCAGACGGCGCTGTCCAAGAAATCGCAGGAGCTTCAGCTCCGACAGATCACGGAGAGCGAGAAGAGGGTAGACCTGCGCAAGGGCGCGGCGGACGCGACGGCGAAGGCCCAGGAGCTGCGCCACGGCATCGGCTCGGCCTTCTCGCGATCGACCTTCGGCGCAGGCGGGTCGAACGGCGCGACGGCTGGCAAGAGCGCGAAGCTCGGAGGTTAAACGATGGGCGGGGACGCGGGATATAGGATGTACGAGAAGGGGTCGCGGAAGTCCGAGAAGGCCAAACCCCTCTCGTTCAAGGCCGACACGAGCGCGTTGCGCCAATGGGTGGGCAAGCGCAGGGACTCGCTCTTCCGCATCCGCCAGGAGTTCGAGGAGCTTTGGAAGGAGATCCGGCTCTACTTCGAGCCGAACATCGGCAAGGCCCTCCTCGACTACCGGGACCGCGACGACGCGGCCTCCCGCCGGGAGGACGAGAAGATCGTCAATTCGGAGCCACGCCTCTGCGTCGAGCGCTACTCGGCGGGCATGCAGTCGGGCATCACGAACAAGGCGCAGAAGTGGTGCGCCATCGTGCCGAAGCTGATCGACGAGGAGGAGAGCCGCGACCCGGAGCTGAACGACTGGTGCAACCAGGCGACGGACGAGATCCTCTCGGCGCTGGAGCGGGCGAACTTCTACCGGACTTCGCAGCGGGTGTACCCGCACGGGGCGCTCCTGGGGACGAGCTGCGTGATGATTTTCCGGGGCGCGGATCCCGGCGACATCTACTTCCACCTGATCGACGAGGGCGACTACTGGATCGCCGAGGATCGCTACGGCAATGTCACGCAGCTGATGCGCCGCATGCCGATGACGGTCGGCCAGGCACGCGAGCAGTTCCTGCTCGGCAACCTCCCCCAGGCGTGGCGGCGGATGATCGCCGACGGCAAGCTGGAGGAGCGCGTCGAGGTGTGGAACCTCGTCTGCCCGAACGACGGCAGCGAGAAGTTCAAGGACATCGACCCGAAGCGCCCCTGGGCCTCGATCTACTGGACCACCGACACGGGGTCGGACGACGAGAGCGGCAACAACGGCATCCTGGACATCAGCAGCTTCAGCTACAAGCCGATGGCGGTCCTCCGGCAGAAGGAGTCCGGCTCGGTGTACGGCAAGGGCATCGGCGAGATGTCCCTCCCGGACTGCAAGGAACTCCAGTCGCTTGAGGAGTACGAGCTTCGGATGATCGCCAACGAGGCGGAGCCCGCGATGCTGGCCCCCTCCTCGATGAAGGGCAAGCCGATCAACATGTTCCCCGGCGGGATCACCTTCTACGACGGGATCACGGGGGCCGGGGCTTCGCCGATCACGCGGCTCTACGCCTTGCAGGAGGGTATCGACAAGGTCGACGCGAAGATCCAGGTCATCATGGACCGCATCGGGCGGATGTGGTTCAACGACCTCTTCGCGATGATGCTCCAGATCAACCAGGCGAACCGCAACCAGAAGACCGCGACGGAGATCAGCGAGCTGTCGGGGGAGAAGGTGACGCTGCTCGGCCCGGTGCTGACGCAGATGGACGAGTTCCTGAACGCGGTCATCGACGCGGTCTTCACCATCCTCCTGGAGGACGGGGTCATCCCCGACCCACCGGCGGTCCTGGTGCAGGGCGGCGCGTCGATCTCGGTCGAGTATACCTCGACGATCCACTCGGAGATGAAGGCCGCGCTCAAGATGCGTGCGATCAACATGCTCATCGAAATGACCTCGATGCTGGCGCAGGCGAACCCGGAGAGCATCGACAAGGTGGACACGGACAAGATTATCGACGAGGTCTGCAAGGTCTATCCCGGCAGCGCCGCGTATGTCCGCAACTCCAAGGAGGTGCAGGCGATCCGCGAGATGCGCCAGCAGGCGCAGGACCAGCAGATGCAGCAGCAGCAGTATGTGGAGATGATGAAGAACGCCGGGCAGAACGCCAAGGCGCTCTCGGAGACGAAGGTCGGCAACGGCAACGCGCTTGAGTTGCTGATGGCATCGGGAGGAGCCGGGTGATGCAGGACTTCAAGCGCAAGAGCGAACGCCTCAACGAGCTGCACCAGCGCTTCTCGGACGAGGACTACGAGCAGAACAAGGCCGACTACAAGGCGCTCTTGCAGCTGCCGTCGTTCCGGCGCGTGCTGATGAACATCGTGAAGCGCTCGCGCGTCTTCGGCTCGATCAGCTTCGACGCGGTGGACACGAACACGGTGATGAAGAACATCGGCTTCCGCGAACTCGGCGTGGACATCTACATGACGGCGAACCAGGCCGACGGCGCGATGGTCCTCAAGGCAATCGACGAGCGCAATGAGGTCGAGCGCAGGCGCAAGGATTTGTTTGACAACGAAATGAAAGGCAACGGAAGATGAACAAGCTGATGACGAGATACCCGTTCATGGAGGAAGCCACGGCTCCCGGAGGCGAAGGCGGCGGCGGCGCGGCTCCTGCTGCGGAAGCTCCGAAGGAAGCCCCGAAAGAAGCGCCGAATGAAGCGCCGAAAGGCGACGGCGGGACGCTTCTGGACGGCGGTGAGGAAGCCCCGAAGGCGGAAGCCCCGAAGGAAGCCCCGAAGGCGGCTCCGGCGGCTCCGGAGAACCTCCTTGACGACGACCAGCCAGTGGTGACCCCCGCTGCCGAAGAGGTCGCGCCGACGGAAGAGGAGGTCAAGGCGTGGACGGACGGCATCAAGGCCATCGACCTCGGCGACGGCGTGAGGTTCGACGACGCGGCGCTGACGGCGATCACGCCGGAGCTGATGCGGCTTTCGGGCAACGACGCGAAGAAGGCCGAGGGCCTCGTGAAGGCGTACACGAAGCACCAGCAGAACCTCGCGAAGCAGTACGCCGAGCAGCAGGACGCTTTCAACAAGGACCTCATCAAGCAATGCAAGGAGCGCTTCGGCGGCGACCTCAACAAGATCGTCGGCCTTGCGCGGATCGGCGGACGCGAGGTCTTCGGAGACAAGATTTGGAATGAAATGAAGAAGGTTCCGAGTTTCGCCAACAACCCGGAAATCCTGGAAAAGCTGGCAGAACAGGGACGCAGGGTCGCGCCGGACGGCGGAAAGGTCACCCCGAAGGACGGGGGACCCGCCGAATCGGGCGGCGATGTCCTGCACCGCATGTATGGGAATGTGAAAGTCTAACTCCGCGTGGGGTGACTTCTTTCACGGACAAAAAAAGAAAGGAACAAGCGAATGAACGCAAAGCGCAACCCCACGATGGTTGACATCGTCAAGGGTAAGGTCAACGGGAAGTTCGACAAGGATGTTGTCGAGCTGGCCCTGGACTCGAACGAGAACCTCGGTCACTTCACGGTCCTGCCGTGCAACGACGGCGACCATGACACCACCACGATCCGCACGGGCATCCCGGAGTCGGCGTGGACGAGCTTCTACGAGGGCGTGCAGCCCAGCAAGGGCACGAAGACCCAGGTCACCAACTCCTGCGGCCACCTCGAAGCCCTCCTCCAGGTCGATGCGCGTCTGATCAAGACGCAGGAAGACGCGGAGGTGGAGCTCGGCGACGAGGCCTACGCCCAGGGCGAGTCGATGGGCAACGAGGTCCTCTCCTGCGTGTTCTACGGCAACACGAAGGTCAACGGCAAGAAGTTCAACGGCCTCACGCCCGTCTACTCGGCGCTGCCGACGAGCAGCACGACGGACAAGGACGCGGCCTACTATGTCATCGGCGCGAAGCGCAGCGCGTCCCCGGATGCGTCCGCCCTCCGCTCGATCTGGCTCGTCGGCCACGGTCGCATGGGCACGGCGCTCATCTACCCGCAGGGCACGAGCGCGGGTCTCCAGCGCGGTCCGGTCCAGGACCAGACGGTCTCCCTCGCGGACGGCAGCCGCCTGCGCGTGAAGGAGCAGTTCTTCGACTGGACGGTCGGCGCTCGCGTGAAGGACTTCCGCAAGAATGTCCGCATCTGCAACATCGAGTCGAACAACCTCGACACGCTGTCCCTCGACCTCGGCGAGTACATGCTCAAGGCGGTCGTGCGCGTGCAGAAGACGGGCGTGAACCTCAAGTGGTACATGCCGAAGTCGGTGTACGAGTACCTCTGCGTCAAGACCCGCCGCGATGTGAAGTCGGGCGGCAACTTCGGCTTCGCCGAGTACGACGGCAAGCTCATCCTCCACTTCCAGGGCATTCCGATCTTCTCGGAAGACGCGCTTGAGGTGAACGAGAGCGCCGTTGCCTAATCTCTTCCCCCGCTCCTGCTTTTATGCTCAAAGCCGCAGGAGCGGGGGACCACAACCACACGAAAGGAACACAGAAAATGATTACTGATAAGCTCCTCGCCTTTGCCGACGGCAAGGCCCTCACGACCACGGCGGACTCGGACACCATCGACCTCGGCAAGGGCGGTGACGAGATCGCCCGCACCCTCAACCTGGTTGTCCAGCTCGACGACTGCGCGGCGGTCACGCCCACGAGCGCGACGATCACGCCCGTCCTCAAGGGCAAGAACGCCTCCGGCAGCTGGGTCGAGATCATGAGCTTCCCGGCGGTCGCGGTCAGCGCGTGCATCGCCGGGACGCGCCTCGTCAACTTCGCCAAGCTGCCGCTCGGCATGTCGGCCTACTCGGCCCTCAAGCTGGCGATGACTTGCAGCGCCACCCTTACGGGCGCGAAGTATTCCGCCTGGCTCACGCCGTCGGCGGAGGCCTAACAGGGGAAAGCTGCCATGAAGATGATTTGCCTTTACCGTTCGATCCTGCGCGGCGACATCGTGAAGCCGGGCCAGGTCCTGGACCTCTCCGAAGACGAGTGCAAGACCGATGTGGTCAAGCGCTTCTTCAAGGCAGCCGAAGATGCTGCTCCCGCCGACAAGGCGGGGGCGGCATCCGCTCCCAAAGCCGCGTCCTCCGGCACGATCGCCGGACTCACGCGGGACCAGGCGGTCGCGAAACTCCGCCAGGCCGGGGCCAAGATCAAGGGAAACATCTCCAACCAGGACCTCGCGGTCCTTTACAACCAGACCTTCGCCAACATCGCGGAGGCGGCGAACAAGCAATAAGGGGACAAGGCGATGGCAAATCCGACGCTCACCTGGAAGATCGACAAGCAGCGCGGCACGATCGGCTTCGGTCGGCTGCTGCCCGTGACGGGCAATGTCTACGCGATAGATGTGCAGGGCGGCGAGGACGGGGAGACCTATACCTTCTACATGATGGACGACTCCGGCGAGGTCTGCCTCGCGGGCTCCCAGCGCGTCGGAAACGCCTACATCATCGCCTTCAACTCCCAGGCGCTCCGGGATCGCTTCGACAAGGACTGGCACGAGGTAAGGACCTTCCATGTCGTCTGCTCGGACGGCGCGAACACCGTCGGCGAGGGCGACCTCTCGGTCACCTGGAACCCGGTGTGGACGGATCCGGAGACAGGCGGCGCGTACTCGATGAAGGGTCCGCAGGGCGTGTCGGTGACCAGTCTTGAGTATGTCTCGTCGGACTCCGGCGGGAACATCACCTATTGCTTCGTCCTCTCCAACGGAGAGCGCCTCAACTTCGTCTCGCCGCGCGGTCCGCAGGGAACGCCCGGCAAGGTGACGGCGGTCCACGACAGCACGACGAACCTCTGGCACCAGCTGGTCGTCCGGACGAACCGCTTCGGCGAAAAGGTCCTGGAGGTCAGCCAGGAAGGCGAAGAGGAAGGCGCGTCCGCCGACTATGTCACGACCGACACGGTGCAGACGATCATTGCGCGGAAGACCTTCTCGGATGAAATCGTCGCCTCCGGCGGCGTGACGGGCGATGTCACGGGAGACCTGACGGGCAATGTGACGGGAAATCTGGCAGGCAATGTGACGGGTGATGTCACGGGAAACCTGACAGGCGATGTGACGGGCGATGTCACGGGAGACCTGACGGGTGATGTCACGGGGTCCGTGAACGCCACCGGGACAGGCAAGTCCGTCAATGTCAACACCGTACCGCTCACCTCGGCGAACAACTCGAAGGCGGCCAATGTGCAGATGCTCCTGGCGGCGACCGAACACGCGGTCTCGGACAATGCCGCGCAGACGATCGGCGGCGCGAAGACCTTCAGCGTATCGCCGCTCATGCCGACCGTCGAGGTGGACGAATCGAACAAACTGAAAGGAGTGAATGTAGCCATGCTCATGAGTTTTGTGGCCGCGAACGGCGGCGACATCGACGGCGAGTATCTCTGGATGATGACCAATCCGACGGTTGTGATCGATGGAACGACGGTCGTCAACGCGGTGATCAATCTCGGAACGAGTATCACCACCAATTCAGCATTGCACATTTGCTGTGTTCCGAATGTCAACATAATTCGTGGAGCAATTAGTGGAGGTGCACATGGAAATCCGCTGGATGCGTTCGGTCGGTGCAGCGCGAACGATTTCAGGAACAAGACCGCGCATCTCGACTGTACCTCATTGGTCGGCAGAAGCACCGCCGGAAGTGCGGAAACGACTCAACGCATCTTTGTGAACGCGAAACACATCGAACTGCCGAACGCCACTTCTATCGGGTCGATTATTTTCTATGCTGGAGAAGACGAAGCATTGACGGTCGAAGACATCGACTTGCGGTCATTGACCTCAATAACAATGATACACACCTATTACAACTTCGTCGGTCGGTGCCAGAAGTACATTGATGTGCGTGCGATGGCGAAGGCGACCTTCATCAGCAACGCGAACAAGATCTCGAAGAACTACGACACAAACTGCGTGGCCCGCTGTTCCGACGGCTATCTCAAGTGGAACGGGGCGGCCTGGGCGGCCTATACGCCGACAATGGAGGGCTGAACATGAAGCGCATCCTCACACTTGCGGCAATCGTCCTGGCGGTCTCCGGCTTCGGCGGCACCGCCACGGAGCAGTACGCGGACGCGGCGGCGGCAACGGCGCAGACGAACGCGATGCAGTATGCCGACGCGCACATCGCGGCGGCGGTGGCGGCGCTGGATGTGGACACGAAGGTGAACAATGTCTCGAACGAGTTCCATGTCCGCGTCGGCAATGTCAACCAGAAGGCGACGCAGGCGAAGGCCGACGCGACCGTCGCGAAGAGCGTCGCGA